TCAAAAGAAGTGGTGTAATCATATTTTTATTGAATGTATGGAACAACGAGGTGACACCCTATTTATTGCTTGTGGTTCTTAAAGAAAAAATACAAAAAATTGAGATTAACTAATCCCAGTTTTTTATATTATTATTTGCTGTTTAAAATTCTTTAATTAAATATTTAGCACCAAGATGACATAGGACTATGCTTTTTTGCCATACTCATCTTCCCTACATGTTTAGCAGAACCTACAAAACGACCAAGACCAGAAGGACCAGCAACTTGGGAAGCACCAAGAATGTCCGTTTCCGTGAGAATACCTTTGATGATGCGAGAAGAACCTTTGATGGTCTCGAAGTAGCCACTATTTACCGCTACTACAAAGATGCTTACGTTGTTTTGGGCACTGCCAGTAGTATTTACAACACGTCCAGAAAATTGGAAGGTGAAGTTGCCTACGAGTCCAGGTGCCTGTCCGCTTTGTAGAGGGAAATCGCGTCCAGGACGAAGCACAAGAGGACCACCTACCGTCGCAAGTTTCTTACCAAGTCCTGACCACGCAGCACCACTCCAAGTTGCCCAGTCCATGTCAACACCATTACGCCAAGACATCTTGTAGAGTTGTTGCTGGGTGTGAGAGGCAAGGAGACCTGAAAAGTTGTCAAAGTTGACAGAAATTTGTTCAAAAGGCAATACCCAATCGCCTACCGTTGATGAAGCATATGACTGAGGTTTTACATAAATCAATAGTAGGTCAGGAATGGAAGGGAGAGTAATAGTTTGAGATTGACAAGCAGTTGGCACAGGAACACGAGCATCTCCACTCGCAGCAGTAAAAGTAGGGGAAATATAGCGAGGAAATTCCATCCAAGGAACTACTGACTTGGCAGGTAGGTCAACTTCAATAGGAGGAGTTAGGAATTGGACTGCGAGTTGAGGTTCACTAAAAGGACTTGCGAGAGTTGTATTATAAGCCACGGTAGGAGCAACAGCATACGTAGCACCAAGAACATCGGTAGGAGAAAAACGGAAAGCACGAGCAGGGGAAGTTGCCATGTTTACGGTGAGTTGAATGTTTTGAACACCAAATAGACCAGTAGAAAGTTCATATTCATCGCCGAAAATGAAAGGAGGTAGCACAAGTTTTTCAGTAGTTAACCAAGAGCAATTAATTGAAAAAGCAAAGTCATTAGCACCTTGCGGGCAAGGAAGACCTTCATAATTAGCAACAACAAGGGAATAAGGATTTCCTACCGTATGAGCTTCAAAGCGGAAATCAGGCCAAGAACCACATGCTACATCTTCAGTAGCACCTGCGGATTCACCATAACCACCACTGGAAGAAGAAAGAACGGACTGAGGAGTTAGTAAATAAGTAGCAGTAGAACTTCTAAAACCTACCGTCTCAGGAACGGCGTAAAGTTTGTCAAGTTGAGTAGGGCAAGTGCGTTGCTTACGAGAAGCAGCCATGTCAGAAAGACGAAGAATTTGGGGGAGAACGTCAGCAGTGTTAAGGGTCACGGTAGAATCGTTAATTGTTGCGGACATGGTATTAACACATTGGTGAGAAGGGAAAGGAGCAAGGGACATATTTACTCCAGGAATTAGAATGGGGACGTTCTGTGTAGCAGCAGCTGACATCGTAAGAGTAATTACAGCATATACACGTTGCGTCCAATCAACTGCTCGGTCTACGAAAACATTTTCAGAGGGAACTTGGACGTTATAGGTCTGAGAAGAAATAGAATTTGCGATTGCTGAATATTTAGTAGACGTTAGGGACAAAGCACCTTTTTCAACCGCATAAGAAGGTTGATTTTGGACAATACGAGGGTCTACAACCGCTACTTTAGAAACTTCCGTAGACGACATTTTATTTATAACAAAGGTTTTTTTTCAAAATAAATCACGACGCATAAAATTTTTAAGTGACATCTCGGCGTGTAAAAAGAAGACGAACACTTACAGAACCTTGGTTGGGAAGAGTCATAGGAACTAAAGCATTCGTTAGACGATGACGCCAATAAACTCTTAAATCAACATTAGTAATTCCATCTCGGTCGTGTCCCAATGATGTATAAGTAGGGGTAGTAGGTAAGTAGTGAATTAGTCCCCTAAATGACTCCGTGTCTAATTCTTCTGCGGAGGTCTCGATTAAAACTTTTTGGAATGCTTCTGTTGTAGCGGAAGTTGTCCCTATACTTGCTGAACCATAAGGGATTGTGCTGACGTTATATTCATTTCTTACTGGAATGTGGGTTGTAGTAATAACAATAGAAGCAATAGGAGACCACATAGTTCCAATAGAAGACATGGTTTCCTTAATTCTAAAATATTGTGGAAGGTCATTTGTGAATGTTAATGTAGTTGGTGCTGTAAAAACATAAGGGAAATCATATTGTCCACCACCCCATAATGAAGCAAGCTGGTAAGGTTCTTCAACATTAGGAAGAGCAGAGCCATTAGGTTCAGGAACTGGTAGAATTTGAACTTCAGGGTGGTAAATTACAGAAGTTGTTCTCGCAGTGTAAGTAGTAGCAATTGACTCTGTCCCAATAGGACTTAAAAAGCGTTGTCCACTACCAGAAATTTGAGTAGTATTACTACCAAAATATTTAGAAGGTAAATTAGCAATTAATTGAGCGAGATTTGAATTCATACCATAAATAGCATATTCACTTACATTATATTCGTCACCATCCGCTACTTTTGGTTTTCCAAATGGACTATACGCTGACATAGAACCATTAAATGTAGGGAGAGTTCCTTCAATAGTATTCATAGCACTTAAATCAGCACCAATAGGGTCGTCAGAATCACCCCAAAGGGAAAAAGTGTCTGCTAAGAATTGAAATCTCTTTTCCTCACCCAAATACATAAACAAAGGTGGTTTAGTTCCCATTAATACTCCATCTTTAAGAGCAGCGTATTTACAATCTAACCACGCCATTCCAACAGCATTATTAAGCATTTGTAAAAACCAATCAATATTGTAGCAATAATAATAAGTTGAAGGTTGAGGAGTTGTTGTAGTTGTAGGAACTGGTGTCCAAGATTCTTTATTTTCAGGTTCCCATTGAAGAAAGCGAGTTGATTGGTAATAATGGACAGTGGAAGAAGAATCCGTTAATTTAATCGTAAAAGTAAAACTATAAATTGTGTTATTAATATTTCCCACTGGAAATTGAATTTCAGGAATAAAAATAGGTAAATTTTTACCTGCGCCATCAATTTTAAAATTTTCAACGGAAACCAAATATTCACTCGAATCAGTCATTAATGAAGAACCACGAGTGTCATTATATTCAATCACAGGGTCATCAGCAGTTTGTGTTGTTGCCGTAGAGTTATTGATGATGGAAGCGTTGTAATATAGGTAATCAGGGTCAGCAATAGAATTACCTTTACGAATAACGTTAGTCCCAAGATTCAGCATTTATTATTAAGTAAGTAATTTTTATTATAATTACTTTCGCATCATATTAAAGGTAAAGGCACTTACAAAATCATCTGGACTCATTCCAGAATCCTTAACCATTTGCGTATATTGAGGTAGAGACAAATGCTTAAAATATAATCGAGTGGCACAATGTCTCCCACACGTATTTATGTCTTTTTTGTCTTCTTGAAAAGGTGCTTTACTATATACGACCTTATACCCTGAACTACCTAATAATTTAGTTAAATGATTAGTGTCTTGACCGAATTGTTCTAATTTGTCATCAGACAACCATTCTTGTTGTTCGTCAGGTTTATAATTCCCATAAGGGTCAAAAAATTCTATTTTATTACCTCTTTTAAGTAGACAAACCCAGTGTCCTGTGTTTTCATCTTCCGTTAAATAAAGAAGCATTAATCTACCTTTTTCATCTAATACATCATCAATATGATTATGTTGTAATAGTTGAGGGTAAGACATAATTTTCAAAGTTGGAATAATTTGTTTAATGTCAGAATCGCTTAATGAATAACTTTTAATTTCATCTGCCGAACCACCTTTAAGAATAGCATTTCTTTGTTGGACTGCCCTTTCTAATCGCACAGGTTTACGACTTAATGGAACTCCGTTAAGGTATGCCCTAATACCATTCTTAAAAGTTTTTAATTGTAGCATTTATGTATTACACGGATTTTAAGCAGGAAGTTTTGGACTTTCAGGAATCTTAATTGTAAGTTGAACTGGAGATGCCATTTCAGGTCTATAAATTTGGATTTTAGAAAGTCCATTTGTCTCGGCAGGTTTAGACACATCTTCACTTTTGAACTTCATAGCAAATTCTTTTAATAAATTGTCAGGTGGTAATGGTGTTGTCTCTGCTAATCTTTCCATGTCCCTTCTTAACGATTTAAGCATTTCTTCGGCACTCATTCTTTCTTCACGAGGTAATGCTAATTCTACACTAATCCACGAGAAAAGTTTAGAATAATGTAGGTAAGCAATATGATGTGCTTCACTTTTACGAGCAAACGCAAAATAATTTCCCAAAGTATTAAGAATGCCTATACCAATACTAACAAATCCAAGAACTTTTGATGCCGTTGGACCTAAATCTTCACCGAATAAAGCATTTGACGAAATACTTGTAGCACCAGTTAAAGTTGACAGCACAATAGAAGGAATTTGAATATAATTATTTTTATAAGACGCTATGGATTCTGCGTGTTGATGAATCCAAGCAAGACCACGACATTTTTCACCTTCTTGTGCTATAATAACTTCCAATTGATTAGACCAACGAATTACTCGGTCATCTTCTTCTTTGTCTCCCATTTATTATTATTAAGGGTTTAATTCTTTATGCTTTTTAGTCGAGCAATGTTGATTCCAATGTTGTCTTAATAGAGTTTTATAATCGCATTTTTCACATACGAATTCAACATTTCCTTCTACCTTATTTTTATGCTTTGAAGTTCCCAAATGATTTTCATATTCAAGTTGAGTTCTTGATTGAACTTCACACTCTTTACAATACCACATTTTTAATTTTAGTTTTCTTTTATGCTCTACATCATAATTTATATGGTAATCCCAATTTCCGCTACTTGTTGTCTTATACTTACATTCTTCGCAATAATGTTCTATTGCTGGTTTATTTTCCATCTTTTTAAGTTGTTCCTTAATTTCCTTAACATCTGCTTTAATTTCCCCAACATCATTTTTAACGCTTTTAAGGTCTTGCTTTACTTCAACAACATTTTCTTGTAGAGCAATCCATTCTTGTTCTTTTCTCTTTTTCTCTTCTGCTTTCTTATTTTCTTCATCACAAAAGCAACAATTTGAAGGCATAATCTTCCAATTTCTTACCAAATAAAAATCTTGTTCGTCCGTATTCTTTCTTGCTTTGTCTCTTTCCAAAACTTCATCCCATCTTGATTTTGAAAAATGATTTTTTTGATGGTCTACTAATTCGGCATTTTCATCTTCCCATTTTTTAGTTGCTTCTTCAATTTCCTGAACTCTTTTCCAATAATGCGATTCTTCTAATTTTTTAATGTCTTCTTCCGTTATTCGCATAAAAGCAGACCAAGGTTCATATTCATTAACCATTTCCCAATATTCTTCTTGTTTTTTAACATCTTCGTCCCATTTGAAAGCACGATTAAATAGCAATAAATCAGCATAAAAACCAATACATTTTCCATAATTTTCAACTTGTCCTGAACCTATTACTTCATAGAAATCAAATATGCGTCTTTTAAGTTTTTTCTTGTCAGTATATTTCGCATAAATGTTTTCATCACTAAAATAGTAATCTTGACTTTGACTTAACGCAGATTTGTAAGCATCTTTATGGTCTTCAAAAAACTTATATAAATTTTTAATATGTTCCCAAAGTCCATCTTCGGTATGTGATGTAATCATTACCTCTAACGTCATCGCATTTTTAAGAAAAGCAGGTAAAGTCGCCCTCGGCATCTTTTATTGTTATACATATATAATATTTTTAGTGTTTAAACGGAAAACAATAAAAACATTATTTTAACTATTGACCTCGAACATTCAAAATAAATAAAAAGTGAAATAGTTGTTTTTTGTAAAAGGGCATTTTACAAAAGGGCATAGTAGTATTACCATGTTCTTTTATAAAGGAACGGAACATTCAAAAAAATATATACTTATGAATATTAGAAATACAAAAAAACATTATTTCCTTAACTAACTATTTAGGCGGTTTTCCCAAATGGGTCTTTTTTCTATGAGAATTCTTGCCTTCTACAAAATCAAGAATTAGATGTCCTACATCATCATTTAATCTTTCAGAAAGAACTTCTAACGCATATTTTTTTCCCAAATATTCTCTATTCTTTTTAAGAATTTTTATGTATTCATCTTTTTCATCTATACAATTT